CACAGTCAAGCATCAGCATAAGAAGATACCGTACTATAAGCCTAATGTAATGCCACTTGTCTTAAGGCGTAATGTCAGCAAGTCAAAGTCATTAATGGGCGTAAGTGATGTCGCTGTTATCGAAGACCAACAGGACGCAATAAAGAAGTACGGCTCAAAGATGCAAGAGAAGATTTTAAAGGCGGGTTCTATCGTAACCCTTCCTGAAAATCTCGGTATCGAAACCACAGCAGAAGAGTTAAAGATAGTCAGAATACAGTCTCCTAATCAGATACAGATGATAGGCGTGCATAACCTTATTGCAGATACCTCATACGACCGTATAGCGATCAATGACAATTACGAAGCGGCAAGGTCTACACTCGGTATCACAGACGCATATCAGGGTAAATATGACGCTTCTGCGGTATCTGGAACAGCAAAGCAGTATTCCATTAATCAGGCTGCGGGCCGTATGGAGTCTAAACGAATAATGAAACAGGAAGCGTATTGCAGACTGTATGAAATTATGTTCAAGTTCATGCTTGCATACGCAGACCAACCCGTACCGTTATCCACAAAGAACCCCGATGGAAGTTATGACTTTTCACATTTTGATCGTTACGAGTTCTTGAAAGTGGACGAAAACGGAGAACTGTACTGGAACGACGAGTTTATCTTTGAAGTAGACCCGACATCTACGATTATGATGAACCGTGAAGCAATGTGGCAACAGATAGACATGAAGTATCAGAGTGGTGCTTTCGGAGAAATCGGACAGCCACAGACCTTGCTAAACTACTGGACTTTCATGGAGAAGAACGATTATCCCCATGCTTCAGAGATAAGACAGATGTTTGCAGAGCAGATGCAAGAGCAGAAAGAAGCGGAAGCACTTGCACAGCAACAGGCACAGCAGCAACAGTTAGCACAACAGTTAGGAGCTATGAATTATGGAACTATGCCCCAAATGTGATACCGCATTACGCATAACCGCAAGTAAGTACATTATGAGACAGGGCGAAGTCTATTTCGTTCAGGAACTTACTTGCCGTAATCCTCAGTGTGAAAATAACGGTCAGGTCGTAGACAAGATCGAACATCACATTGAAGTAGAAAAAGAATAAGGGCCGTAAGGCTTTTATATAGATCGCAACTAATAGCGTAAAAATAGGAGAACAAATATGGAAGAACTTGAAAACGGCGTAAACGAGTCTGAACCCGCCGAGCAGACAGAGTCAGTAAGTGAACCCGAAGAGGGAACTGAAAGTGCAACCGAAGGGAACGCTGAAGGAAACGAAGGTGTAACCGAAGAAGCACAGCCGGAACTTGACCGCAATGCTATCTATGCAGATGCAAGACGCAAGGCAGAGTCCGAAGCAAGACGCAAACAGGCAGCCATTGACGCACAGTTTGCAGACAGATTTAAAGGCTTTACTAATCCCAAAACGGGACAGCCTATCGCTTCAGCACAGGACTACTTCGATGCATTTGTAGCACAGGAAGAACTTGCGACCAAACAGGAACTTGCTGATAAGGGAATTGACCCTAATATTATCGAAAACGCTGTAAACAATAGTCCGGCTATTAAAGCAGCAAACGCTCTTTTGGCAGAGCAGAGACTAAAAGATGTTCGTACTTATCTTGATAAGCAGATAGCGGAAATCGGTAAAATCGATCCCGACATAAAATCTGCGGCAGACATTGAGAAGTCCGAAAGATATCCCGAAGTCTTACGCTATGTCAATGAGAACCATCTTAGCGTAGTCGATGCTTATAAGTTAGTCTATGCGGACAAGCTGAGTGAACGCCATACCGCAGCGGTAAAACAACAGGCTATCAACAACGCTAAATCACAGTCGCACTTAACCGCAACAGACGGTGGAACATCGAACGGAGACGATTTAGTTGATATCCCGTCAAATGTAGTTAATCAATGGAAAGAGTGGTTTCCTGATAAGACTATGAAAGAGTTAAGAGTGCTGTACAACAATTCATTGCACTAATAACCAAACGGACAATGCAGACTATGAGCATTGCCCCTAACCTTAAAAAATTAAAGGAGAAAAGATATGGCAGCAAATATCGTATCAAAAAACGGCGGTCTCATTAATGATACCTGGAATGTGAACGCACAGATGATGGAAGCATATATCAACGAGGTATATGACAAGGAACTTCCCTGGGATCAGTATGTAAAAGATGTATTCAATGTTAAGAAGTCAAATCGTTTCGGAGAGAAGATCGGTATTGTAACCGAGTTCTCAGACTTCACCCCTATGTCAGCCGATGGAGCTTCAGCACCTAAAGATGATATCCAGTCCGGCCCTACCAAGACCATTGAGCATACCACTTTCAAAAAGCAGTTCAGAATTACCCGTGAAGCAAACGAGGACGCTGAAATCGACATGATGAAGGCTAAGGCTGCAAACATGGTTAAGGCTTACAAGAGAACCCGTGCGGGACTTGCATCTGCACTTCTTGTAGCAAACGCTGAAGCAGCTTCTACTACCATCAGCGTATCATACGGCGGACTTACCTTCTCTTGTGCATCTGCTGACGGAAAGGCAATTTTCGCAAAGGATCACCCTGGTATCGTATCAGGCGTACCCGCACAGTCTAATGTATTCACTACCGCTTTCGGTAACGACTCCACTACTCTTGCTAAACTTGCAAACATCGGAGCAAACTTCATGAACGGTTCTGGTAACTATATGGGATATACCTTCGATACCATCATCGTTCCCGCTAACTGTGGAAGACTTATCGACCTTTGTAAGAAGATTATCGTTTCCGAGCATGTTGTTGGTTCTGCTAACAACGACAGAAACATTTACAAGGGCGAGTGGAAACTCATCGTTGATCCTTGTTGGCATGTAGCCAACGCTTCACATGAGCCTTTCATACTCATGTCGAGCGAAGCTAATCAGGAGCTTATCGGTAATAAGTTCTATGACAGAGTTGCACTTGATGTAACTTCTCATGTCGATCAGGACACTGACGATATGATCTGGAACGGCTACGCAAGGTTCTCTGCCGGATTTGCTTCATGGCAGCATGTAATCATGGGTGGTGCTGTATACGGTTCTTCCCTTTCATAAACTTGTTTCCCCCTGGGTTTCGGCTCAGGGGGAATTATAAGGAGAAAATATGATTAAACAGTATCTTATGGAAAATGGAAGGGTATACGAAATAGTAGGCCGTGATGACTTCGGCAGACATGTATGCCGTCTCACAGAGCTTACCGAGATACCCAAAGACGAACCTTTGAAAAAGCCTGTTGTCGAAGAAGTTACAGAAGAACCCGAAAAGCCTAAGAGAACAAGGAAGAAATAATGTATACCTGGGAAGATATAAAACTTGCAACCTTACAGAAAATGTTTGCGGCAGATGGTTCAGAGATCGTCAATGACGAGTCTACTAAGGACTATCTTGCGGGTATGCCTTACGCAGCAAATGAAGGTCTATTAAGACTTGCAACAGCGGGAAAGTTTATCACTAAGCCGATAAGCCTTAATCACATGCCCGCAAAAAACCTTATACCCGAACAGACCGCACAGGCACTAACAGACGCAAGAGATGTATCTTTCACAGTAGATGGCGGACAGTCCATCTATTTACAGTACACGGGATATATAACCGCAACCATATCGGGTGGCGACTATGCAGAACCCTATACCGCAGACCTTCCCGACTCATGGGGAAAGTATAGTGAAAATAGCGGAAATCTGAATAACTTTTCTAAAAGTCCTATAACCATACACTTTACTTCAGAATATCCGGCAACGATAAAGAATATCGCTATCTATGACACACGCTTTCCCGAAGACGAAGACGGTAAAGAACTTGTCCCTGAATATGGCAAGTACATTAAGTATGACTTAAAGAAACTTGCACCCGACTTCTATAACCTTTTCGGAAATTCTATATGTTACGAAAACGGAAATCAGTATCTTAACACTACTGACTATTACAGAGAGAACGATCACTTACTTGTACTTCCCGCTAACATGCCTGGTATGTACACGATTTATTATCACGCATACCCTACGCAGATAACCATTGAAACGGAAGACGACTATGTACTTCCCATCGATCCCGATGTTGCTGTACTTCTTCCCTTGTATATGGCGGCAGAACTCTATAAAGATGACGATAACGGTATCGCCACAACTTATAGAAACGAGTTTGAAGTCGGACTTGAAGCACTTGTAAATACTTCTCATTACTCAGGCAAAGAAGCGTTTGTATCGGAGTGGGTATAAATGGCTGTATCATTTAAAGTTCCCGCATCTCCTAAACGGAGTATGCTGACAATAGATACATTTTTAGGGGCAGACTTTACTAACGACCCCGCAAATGTAGATATAGATAAGTCCCCGAACATTTTAAATATGATCCGTGATGTTCCCGGCAAAGTCAGAAAGACGATGGGATATAAGACTATCGCCACTTTTTCTGATGCAATTAACGGATATCATACAATGCACGGCAAGGCACACGGCCTTGTACATGCGGGTACAAAAATATATGACGGAGATTATGAGTCTCCTACAGAGCTTTACGCAGATGCAAACAACGCAAGGTCAAGATCGTGGCAATTTGGCGACAAGGTTTGTATTCTTGACGGTAAGGCTTTATTAATATGGAACGGCACTACAGTCGCTAAAGCAACGGATAACGCAAAGATACCCGTAACTTTAATAGGTGGTAAGCCGTCTGGTGGTGGTACTTCATACTACCCTTTAAATCTTTTGTCCCCTGGCTTTACCGAACAGTTCTTAGGTGAAGCGGGTGTAACTGAATATCACTTGTCATATAAAGACCTTGACGCTACCGCTGTAACCGCACAGAAGATGAATAACGACGGTACATGGGCGGACTTAGTAGAAGGTACAGACTTCAGCGTTAACCGTACAACGGGCGTTGTAAATTTCGATGCACCGCCGGGAGTATCACCCGTAACAGGCGAAGACAATGTAAAGATAACCGCATACAAAACCGTAAGCGGTTACGCAGATAGAATTAATAAATGTAAAATCGGAGTTTTATTCGGAGCAAGTGGAGATTTAAACAGACTGTTTGTTTCTGGAAACCCCGACTCTAAATATATCAATTATCAATGGTTTTCCGCAGCAAACGATCCCACTTATTTTCCTGATGTCAATTATCAGTTAATCGGTACTTCTAAGAGTGCGATTATCGGATATTCCGTAATAAGCAATTACCTTGCTGTATTTAAGGATAAAGAAGAAGTCGAGCAGAATATCGTCCTTGTAACTAATACTACGGTTAAAGACGAAGTAACTTTCGCTACACAGACGACTATACACGGAGCTCCTTCAATATGCCCCGATGCACACGCTTATCTTGCGGGTGAACCGATATTCCTAACTAACTTAGGTGTATACGCTTTAACTTCTCAGGATATCACGGGAAGGGAACTGACTAACCTTAGATCGTTTTATTTAAACGGAAAACTCTTAAAAGAGACAGACTTAAGTAAAGCGTATGCACATGTCTATAAAGACTTTTATATATTAGCCGTAAATGGCGTTTTATATATCCTTGACGGTCTTCAGAGTGTACAGACGGATAAATCTGCACCTTACTCAACAAGACAGTTTGTAGGCTATTACAGGGACAATGTAGACGCTAATACAATGTGGGAAGCAGATAACGCATTGTGGTTTGGAACTACTACAGGAAATGTATGTAAGTTCTACACTAACGAAAATGCAATAGACAGTTATAACGATGACGGAGCAGCGATAATGTGTCGTTGGGAAACTCCTGACTTTGACGGAAAACTGTTCTATAAGAATAAGACTTTCAGATACCTTGCTGTAAGACTTAAACAGGCTATCGTAACTTCTATCCGTATGTCAGCAATGAAGCGTGGTATATGGACGGTACTTACGACTAATGCTTCCACAGCGTCGTATCTATCGTTTAAAGGTTTAGTTTTTTCAAAGTTTTCGTTCAGTTCAGACCTTACGAACAGGATAGTAGCGTTAAAGACCAGAGTTAAGAAAGTAGATAAAACAAGATACCGTTTTGAGAACCTAAATGTAAATGAACCCTTTGCGTTGGATAAAGTCGGTATCGAGTATGTTGAGAAAGGCAACTATAAACAGTAGGTGATAATATGGGAGATTTTCAGGACGCTTATAAAATAACATCGGGTGATCGCACGGGTAAAGGCGTAACGGGTCTTCCCGACACTCCCGGCCTTAGCACGGGTGATATGCAAGCAAGGTTTGACTCGCTCGGTAATCTTGCTATTGATAAGTTCAACGCCGTAGTAGATGCCGTTGGCGGTGGTGTTATCAACGATGACACTAAAATACCTACGATGAAAGATATCGTTGATTATGTCGTATCAATGGGTGGCGGTGATATGACAAAGGCTATCTATGATACTAACGATGATGGTGTTGTAGATAACGCTACACTCTTTGCCGGACACACTCCTTCATATTTTAAAAATCAGTATATTCTTGCTATTCCGACAACAGGATATACAGAAGAAACTGTAACTATCTGGGGAGAGTCAAAGACAATGCAAGTTATCACTTTGACGAGTGATAAAGACGGAAACGCACTTACAAACTTTTTAGCGGATATGGTTGCAGACTATCCCATAAACCTTACGGGGGATATAGACGACTTCAAGAAATTATATGCGTTAGAGATAGGACTTAATAGCGTAACCGTCTATATGGAAGAAGCACCTACTACAGCGTTTAATGTACTTATAAGAGAGGCGTGATATGAAACAACTTAATCTTATGCAGCTCGGTGGTGGCGGTAAATTACAAGAAAAAACAATTACATGGAACAGACACACAGAGATAGTAACTCCCGACGAGGGCTTTGATGGAATTTCTCAGCTTACAGTAGAAACTCCCGCACAGCAAGATATATTTGATCTCGGCGGGTTCACTTGGCCTGTAGGTTCTTTTAGTGTTTCAAACCATGTAGCTACTTGGTATTTTGATAGCAATAACGGTCTTTCTTCTGACCACTTCGAAGCATATAGTTCTATCTTTGATATCACAGATTATGACTATCTGTATGTAACCTATTCAGGAAGTGTCAACAGAAAAACGGGTTCTGCAACAGGAAGTTATTATTGCAGACTTAAAAATCATGATACGGGCGTAAACACAAACATTGTAAATGGTGGCTATATAGATGTTCACAATTTAACAGGCAATTATAAAATCGCAATGTGTCAAGATAATATGTATTCAAAAATCACGGTTAATCTTTCGGTGGCGTTACTCAAAAAAATGTCTTAATTAAAAATGGATATGGTTACAAGAGAAGAAATCGAACAGGCTATAAATACTCTAACTCAAATAAGATGGTTTGCAGATGCAGAAGAACATAACAAAGAAGTAAAGGCACTTGATATCGCTATTGAAACTTTAAAGGAGAAACTATGAAACTCGGTATTGATATCTCAGCGTGGCAGAAAGGTTTTGACCTTAACTATGCAAAAGCAGAAGGCTTTAACTACGCTATCTTAAAAGCGGGTGGAGCAGACAGTGGGTACTACAAAGATAGTCAGTTTGAGAACTTTTATAAACAGGCTGTCAATGACAAATTCTATATCGGTGCTTATTACTTTGGCAGAGCGTTTAGTGTTGCCGATGCGGTAAAGGAAGCAAACTATTTTCTTTCATATCTCAAAGGCAAGAGAATAGTGCATGTCTACTACGATGTAGAAGGCAAAATGCTTAATCAGGGATATCAGCACCTTACTGAAATTATCGCAGCGTTTTGTCAGACGATGATTAACAACGGCTATGCGTGTGGAATATACACAAGTGAAAGTCAGTTCAATTCAAGATTTAATGACGCTGCCGTTGCTATCTTCCCGCACTGGGTTGCAAGGTATTCAAGTTACGCACCCAAACTTAAAAGCGGAGCTCCTATTGAGATATGGCAATACGGCGGTTCTGTAAACTATATCAGAAGTCCGAAGATACACGGAACGACTATAGACCAAGACCAGATAAACATAGAGTGGGTAGATGATGGTTCTATTCCTTTGGGAGAAAAGTCTAACGGAGTATCAGCACCCGTATATGAACAGAAAGAAGTCATCGTACCTACTGAAGTTAAGAGTGTAGATCAGTTAGCAAACGAAGTCCTTGCGGGAGTTTGGGGCAACGGAGTAATAAGAAAAGCAAAACTTACCGCAGCGGGATATGACTACAAAGCGGTACAGAAGCGAGTAAATGAAATCGCTGAACATCGTAAAGAGACGGGTAAGCCTTACATAGTTTATAAGCCTAAATACGGCATTAAGCGTGGCGATACACTTTCGTCTATTGCAAAGCGTTACAACACAACAGTTGAAAAACTTTGCATTGCTAACAACATTAAAGACCCGAATAAGATAATTGCCGGACAGGAAATCATCATCGTATAAGGAGACAAAATGGAACAGGAATATTTGTTAAAGTCCGTGCATGAAGAATTTGCAAAGAGAGTGCAAGAAGAAAACGACAGACAAAATCATAGACTTTCAGACCTTGAACGGATCGCCGTTGAAGCAAACGGAATACTTGCGTCAGTAGAACGCCTTGCAACAAATATGGAACACATGGCAAGAGAACAGGCGAAGCAAGGAGAACGCCTTGACAAGCTCGAAGGCAAGGACGGAGAAATGTGGCGTACAGCGGTAACGCATGTAATACTAATCGTTCTCGGTGGAGTAGCAACTTACTTTTTAACAAGGTTAGGTATGTAAAGGAGAGAGTTATGTTTGGAATAGTAGGAGTAGCAGCTATCACAGTTATATGTTATCTCATCGGTTTGGGAGTAAAGGCTTTTCCGCTTGATGATAAGTATATCCCGATTATCTGCGGTGTAGTCGGTGGAATACTCGGAGTTATCGGATATCTTAATCACATGCCTGACTTTCCCGCAAATGACTTAATCACAGCAATAGCCGTAGGAATTGTATCAGGACTTTCCGCAACGGGAGTAGACCAGATCAAAAAACAGATGAAGGGAGATAAGTAATGGCAAAGAAGATTTTAAATTCAAAAGGTAATCAGAGCGTTGCAAAGGCAACGACTACCACAGCAGCACCTAAGACAATAGCGTCAACGGGTGTGTCTAAGTCTACGCCTACATATACAGCACCTAAAGTTTCTGCGGGAACGGGAGCTGCTAAGTCAACAAATATATCCACCCCTACAGTTAAGACTTATGACGGTGGTGGAAACTCTAAGTCTTCTAATACTTCTTCCTCATACGGCGGACAGTCTAAGTCTACAGTCAATAATGTCAATATCAATGACACTATGGCTCAGGTAAGACAGGAAGCACAGAGACAGGCTGAAGCGGGAAAACAGTATGTTCAGAACATGCTTAATCAGTTACAGTCCACTAAGCCTATCCAGGCCGCAAATAATTTCTTTACCAACACTAACCCTAACATATCTCCGATGCAGAGAACAAACGATATGCTTAGTGCGATAAAGACTTTATCAGGCACTAACAGTGGTAAGGCAGCTCTTAACCGTGCGACTAACGCTATGCAAGGCGATCCCCGTTACCAGGGCAGAACCCTTGAAGAAGATGTAACTAATCCGGCTGTTACCCCCGACGATTTGATGAACCTTACTATCAGCGGAATATATGGCGGAGCAACAGGAAATATGTTCCCGCTTGTAGGTGATATTGCAACCGTAGCGGGTAGGGACGCTCTTAATAGCATTAATAACGCTGTTAGCGATGCACTTCAGAGACCTACTACTGATGCAATGGCGGGAGACGCAAGATATCAGACCCCCGACAGTTATAAGACTTTAGCAGAAGCACTTAGCAATTCTAAGAACGATGGTTTAGGAGACCACGATATCAGACAGTATTCTAATCCTAACTATCTGTTTGAGACTACAGCAAACATTCCTGAAGGAGAACCCGTCAGACCGTATTCTAATCCTAACTATGACTTTGAAACTCCCCGTCAGCATACCCTTTATGACTCACTCCTTGACCTTTTCAGAGATAACGGAGAAGGTATGAGAACTAAAGGGGACTACGGCGTAGATGTCAGTGCGTTAGGTTCAAAGGACGACGGAATAGGCAATTATGGCACAAAAGACAGTGGAATTGATGTAGGCAATTACGGTACTAAGGACGACGGAACTGATGTCTATAACAATGTCGTAAGCGGTAATAGTGGTAAAGGTGGTAGTGGAAGAAACGGCAGAAACGGATCTAACGGTACAAGCGGTGGCTATGTAGGTGGAGACGGTTCTATTGATATTTCAGCACTGTATGACCTTCTTAATCAGAGACTTGGAGAGTATGACGCTAACTTCGATGAAATGATGCAAGCACTCCTTGACTCTTACAATATGAACTTTGGTTCTCTTGAAAGTGCTTATCTCGATGCACTTAACAGACTCGGACTTAACTACGCAGATACCGAAGCACTACTGAACGGAAACCTTGATACTTCCAGACAGGCACTTGAAGATGACAGAACCCGTGCATTACAGGAAGCATACATAAGCCGTATGATGCAAGAGAAGAACCTTGCCGATCAGTTAGACGCTTACGGTCTTAGTGGTGGAGCAACAGAGTCCGTAATGGCAGACCTTAGAAATAACTACGCTAATAACCGTGCGTCAGTTGAAGATAAGGTACAGCAGTCGCTTAGAGACCTCTTACAGACCTATATGCAGAACCTTTCAGATGCAAGAGGTCGTTACAACGAACAGCTCCTTAGTGCAGAACAGAGCAGACTTAACGCAGCTCAGAACCTTGCTAATCAGTTCCAGGACGCACAGAACAGCGTCATAAATCAGAGAAGCAATGCAAGGGCCGGAGCATACGAAGACCTTTATAACACACTCGCTAACCTTACCATGAAGGGGATAAATTATGTCTCGTAAAATCTACAACGCATTACCCGTACTCGCAAGGGCGGTGGCAAATACCGCCCAGAGCGTACCTTCTAATGTACAGAAGGCGGAGCAAACAGCTTCACAAGCACTCCGTCAGAGAACGGAGAATAGAAATGCACGGACTCAGCGTGTGCTTGAAGAACTTGGCCAGGTAGAACAGGCAAGGGGCAGAGCAGACGCTTTGACTGAAGATTTTAGACGAACGGGCGGGTCTTTGAACCCGTCCGATTATAATAGTGTGGGCGATTATTTAAAGAACGCCCCCTATTCAACACAGGCCGTACTTACTAACGCTATGGAAGATGCGTTAAGCGGTGCAAGGGATAGAACGGCAGATAAGCCTTTTTATCGTTCATCACCTATTGATGTAGGTCTTGCTAAAGTTGCTGAAGGTATGGGTATCTCTGGTAGGCGTGGTACTCTTACCGATGAAATGAAAGCAGCGGGACTTACTCAGAAAGATATTGACAGATGGAATAACGCACAGAACGAAGCAGACCGTCAGAACCTTTTATCAGAGTGGGCGGGTAAGCATAAAGTCGGTGCGACTATTAACGCTATCCCCGAAAATGCTTTCGGGTCTATGAGAGGTACGCTTGAAAAACTCGGTAACTATGTTCAGGGTAAGCCGATGGAAGACAAGCCTACTAACGCTGATATCTATAGACAGACAGTATCAGATAGCATTGATAACAAGATCGGTAAATTTGCTTACGGCGTAGGTAACAGTATTGGAGATATGGGTTTTGCTACACTCCTTACAGCACCTTTAGGCGGTATCGGTGGTGCGGGACAGTTAGGTAAACTTGCTCCGAAAGCGGCGGCAACTATCATGGGTCTTGAAAAAGCAAACGAGACTATGAACGATGCAATAAGCCGTGGACTTACTGACGATCAGGTACTTGCAGAAGGTGTAGGCTCAGGCGTAACCACAGCACTTACTGAAATGATCCCTATGGGTAAGTTTGCAAACGGCGGACATATTGCGGGTGCAATGCTTTCCGAAGGTTTACAGGAAGGTGCAGAAGATATCGCTGATACCATACTCGATGAACTTGTAACGGGTATGGGTGGTAATGCAGATAAGGCTACGCTTCATCGTGCGTACAATGAATATAAAGAAGCGGGATATGATGACAGACAAGCACTTTGGGAGACTATCAAAGACTACGGTAAACAAGTAGGATTAGATACTCTTGCGGGTGCTGTATCTGGTGGTGCTTTGGGTGCTGCCGGAAATATGATGAACGGCAGAAACATCATCACAGGTAAAATACCTTCACTTAATACCGAAACAAACGAAGAAGTTGAAAACAATGTTGACGAAGATATAAAAGAAAACATTGATAATGTCAACGAAGAAGTTGATACTGATAAACCCGCAGATGTAAGAGAAGTAATAACAAGATTAAAGGATAGAATTATCAATGCTCTTGATAGTAATAATCCCTTTGCGGGAGAAGCGGTAAGTGATTTAAGAGACCGCTTTAATTATCTTGCAAAAGAAAACCCCGACTTACTTCCTTTCCTTAGAGAAGCGTACAACGAGGTTGAAGAACATACGGGTGGTTGGGTAACAAGGTTCGGTGGAAATGAAAATGCTGAAATGGAACAGCAGACAGAAGCACCTACGGAACAAGCACAGCAGAATATTCCTAAACTTACTCCGGCGGATTATGAAGCGTTGTCGCAAAATGTCTATGGTGAAGCTCCCGTGCGTGATATTGATATCAATATGTATAAAGAGTTTGCAGACTCTTATAATACTATGCTCCGTGAATACGGACTTTCTGATAATGCAATAGCAATAGCAGATGATATCAATACAGCGTATAACAATATTGTGTCAGCAGAAAACGCCACTCAGCAGCAAGAAGCAATAGAGAGGTTTAATTATCTCATTCAACTTGCAGATGAAACCTTAGAGAACAGAACAGACGATTTTTATATCAACGATCAGACAGCACAGTCCGAAGAAACTCAGATACCTACAATAAACCGTATATCTCCCGAACAGATAGCACAGCTTTCAAACATTGCTAATCAGTATGCTAACAATATTGAAAACTTTAATGTTAAGGGAACT